GCCGCACTCGCTCACAAGCAACATGTCGATGGTGTTATGAAGGGCAGTATATATTACGGCGGGTTTTTTCATAAAACACGTAGCATGTCGCGTGACAGCTACAATTCTGCCCTTGCTTTGCGTGGAAAGACAAGCGCACAGTTCATTATTGATTCAATCATACCTCAGTACGGTCTTTCTACGCCTACGACGCCAGTGACAACGACCACGAGTACGACTACCCCAACCCAAACAGTAACGCCAACCGGGGGTAGTGAACCTCCTCCCGGCTTTACCCCGGCTGATGACGATAGTGGGGCGACTACGGTGCAAACCACACCGGGGGGACGACCTGTATACTATGACGATTCAGACGAAGGATACCAAACCGACCCCGGTGGCGGCAGTGCGGGAAGTTCTAGTCAAGACTTCTCTGCACAGGCTGCTGCAGAAGCACCGTACGCAGATGAGTTTAATTATAGACAGGGTGGCCGTGTCGGTATGCAGATGGGCGGAACCGCTCCACAGGCTGCACCAGCGGGCTTCGTAGAGCGTCCGCCATCACAGGTATCCGAAGCGGCCACTGTGGCTGACGACAAGCCTATGAGCGTCCCAGAGGGCACGTTTGTCATCAACGCTGCAGCCGTCGAGTTCGCAGGTGAGGGTGACATTGCCAAGATGTTAAACGATGCCTACAAAAAAGCAGGCAAGAAGGGAGCAGCAGCACCATCTAAGGATCAGGTTGACGTAGCAGTGTCCCGTGGTGAGGTTCTTGTGCCCCCAGCGATTGCCAAGATCATCGGCTATGACCGACTCGAAAAGATCAACAATCGCGGCAAGAAGGAAACGAAGGATCGCATCAAAGAGAATGGACAACGCCCTGTAAAAGCAGCGAGGGGTGGATTTATTAATAGATAAGATTCGCTGGCTACCCGCTAACAACGGCCCCAGCACAACCGGAGCGGCTACCTACACGCCAAAGTAGCCCCGCTATCAAGAGGTAATAAAATGGCAAAAGCAAGAGGCCACCGTGCCAACAAACCTAACGACTCATTCGGAACAATCAACAATGATTCGTTATATCGTGGGAAGCACCGCGAAGATGTCTACAAAGACGACGAAGACAACGAAGCGGAAGAGACTGTAGAAGCACAAGACGCGGACCCCGAAGAGGCTACTCCGCAACAAGCAAGCAGTTTCGTAGAACAAAAGCAAGAAGCTGAACACGACTACAAGAAACGATACGACGACCTCAAACGTCACTACGATACAAAGGTAAATGAATTCAAACAGGAAATCGCGGAATTAAAAACGGTTATGCAATCTCCTCAAGCACAGATGCCGAAGGGGGTAGCAATGCCAAAGACTCCAGAAGAACTGCAAGCATTCAAAGACCAGTATCCAGAAGTGTTCGAAGTCGTACAGACCGTTTCATCCTATCAGGCTGAATCACAAGTTGCCGAACTCCGCGAGGAACTAGGTACGATCAAAGAGCGTGAAAAGGAACTCGAAAAGCAGAAGGCTTACCAGCAACTGCTCAATCATCACTCCGACTTCGACGAGATCAAGTCAGATGAAAAGTTTCTTTCGTGGCTCGAAGAACAGCCTGAGTCAATCTCAGATGGCATCTACAAAAACAATACGGATGCTAAATGGGCGGCACGGGTCATAGACCTCTACAAGGCCGATACTGGTGTACCGGCAAAAAGGAAGAAGACCACAAAACCTTCTGCAGCAGATGCAGTTACTAAGACCTCCGCGAGAGAAGTAGCGACTGCAAAAGTAGACGGCAAGGTGTGGAAAGCTTCCGAAATCCGTAGTCTCAAGCCGTGGGAGTTCGAGAAACTCGAAGAAGAACTCGACTCTGCGCGTCAAGAGGGACGGATCGATCCTAACAACTAACCTTAACCTCAAGAAGGAAGGAAAGAACCAATGGCATTTGGTACTGCTGCAGGTTACGCAAACCTGCCTTCCGGTAACTTCGCACCGGAAATTTTCAGCCAAAAGGTTCTCAAGTTCTTCCGTCGTGCTTCGGTTGTAGAAGACATTACAAACACCGACTACGCGGGCGAAATTGAAAACTTTGGCGACACGGTTCGCATCATCAAAGAACCAACAGTCACTGTCAGTGCATACACACGGGGTTCCGTTGTAAACGCACAAGACTTGGCTGACGATCAAATCACGATGGTTGTCGATAATGCAAACGCTTTCGCGTTTAAGATCGACGACATCGAAGAGCGGCACTCGCACGTAAACTTCGAAGCACTTGCTACCTCATCCGGTGCATTTGCCCTGAAGCGTAAGTACGACGCCAATGTTCTGCAAGCCATGTCAGATGGTGCAGGCATTGCAGGTGCTGACGATGCTTCACTCTCCGGCGGGTTGACCACTACCAACTCTGCTCTAGGTACAGCATCCGCTCCAATCAACGTAGAAACCGACGATGCAGGCATCAACCTGATGCTGCTGATGGCACGTTCGCTTGACGATCAGTCTGTGCCGGAAGAGAATCGCTGGTTCGTAGCACCGCCGATCTTCTACGAGAAGATGTTCCAAGCCGGTAATAAAATGGCTGAAGTTCAGGTAACCGGCGATGGTACTTCACCACTGCGTAACGGTCTTGCTGTACCGGGCACCCTTGCTGGTTTCCGCTGCTACAAGTCCACCGCACTCAACTCGACAGCAGGCACCGATCAGGTAACTCTGTCTGGTGTGGCAACTGATGCCTCTGAGAATGTTGTTCTCGCAGGTCACATGTCGTCCACCTCCACTGCTTCGCACATTGCTAAGACCGAAGTGGTTCGTTCAACTGAGTCGTTCTCTGACGTAATTCGTGGTCTGCACGTTTTTGGTCGCAAAGTTCTGCGTCCAGAAGCTGTCGTTCGCGGCGTCATCGACTTTGCGTAGGGGAGGGTTAAGTAAATGACTACTTACAATCATACCATTCCCGGTGGCGGCACTGTCGGACATCCCGGCAATGTTCCCCGGCCTTACATGGTCCAGTCTCGCATCTTCGATGCTGCTGACCAGAACCTGTCAGCTAACGATGTCGTTCAGATGATCGATGTTCCGGACAATACAATGGTTATTGGCGGATGTATCGACGTTCTTGAAGCAGGCGGTTCAGGCTTGACCTACGATGTGGGTCTCAGCACTGACATCGACGCTTTTGCTGACGGTGTTGACGGAAACGCTGACGCCATCTACCAGTTTAACCTCAAGGCTGCAGGCATCAATACTGTTATTGCTGCTGACGCCATTCAGGTTAAGGCACTGGGTGCAGGCGTGACTGCAGGACGCTTCCGCGTTATCGCCATCCTGTGCGATATCGGAACAGGTCCTAAGCAGACTGCTTCCGTAACTACGGGTACATAATACTTTTGGGGGCAGGGCAACTTGCCCCCTTTACTCCTTACTCAATTTATGTTATAAGCAATAACCTTTGCGGGGGATACACCTATGGCACGTAAAGCACCGCCCAAACCAAAGAAGAAGTCGGGCAGCCCTACGCCTAAGAACAAGGCTCTCTACTCTCGTGTAAAAGCAGAAGCAAAGAAGAAATTTGATGTTTACCCAAGCGCATATGCAAATGCTTGGCTTGTTCGCACATACAAGAAGCGTGGCGGGACGTATGCCTAATGGCTAAACCGAAGGGCGGCTTAACGAAATGGTTCAAGGAAGACTGGCGGGATGTAAAGACCGGCAAGAAGTGTGGTCGCTCCGGATCAGAAAAGAAGAAGAGGCCCTACCCTGCATGTAGGCCAGCCAAAGTTGCCAAGCGTATAACCAAGAAAGAAGCAGCAAAGAAGACCGGACCACGCAAAGTGAACTGGTCTGTGACAGCTTCGGGCAGAAAAAGGAAGAAGTCCAGTGGCAAGAAAGCCTGATAACATGCCCGCCCGCAACAAGAAGAACTTTCGCCCTACGAAGAAGGGTGCTGGTATGACGAAGGCTGGGGTGGCTGCATACCGCAAGAAGAACCCCGGCAGCAAACTCAAGACTGCAGTAACGGGCAAAGTAAAGCCCGGAAGCAAGGCAGCAAAACGTCGCAAGTCGTTCTGTGCCCGCTCTGCAGGACAGATGAAGAAGTTCCCGAAGGCAGCGAAGAATCCGAATAGTCGTCTTCGCCAAGCACGGAAGAGGTGGAAATGTTAAACCTACTGATAGGTCCGATTTCTGAACTAGCTGGCACATGGCTACAGGGCAAGGTCGAAAAGACCAAAGCCGAAACAGGTGCGAAGGTCGCGATGGCAAAAGCCGAAGCGGTCATCATGGAAAAGAAAGCAACAGGTGAAATAGACTGGGACTTGGAAGCGATCAAGGGTAGTCAGAACTCGTGGAAGGATGAGTGGCTGGTGATCTTGTTTTCTGTTCCCCTGATCCTAGCGTTTATACCGGGTATGGAAGATGTCGTCTCACACGGATTTCAACAACTGGAGCAAATGCCTGAATGGTACCAGTACAGCTTGGGCGTTATTGTTGCTGCAAGCTTTGGCGTACGAAGCGCAACGAAGTTCTTCGGAAAGAAATAGGCGTGGCTGACGTAACATTTGAACGCATCTCAAAGTGGAAGATACTCCCCCGGTTTATGATGCTTGTGATGACGTTGATGAGTTGGCGTTGTGCAGAGTGGTTTATGAACTTGGACAGCCCCACTGCAGCACAGTCCGCGTTTGTAAGCGTTGTAATGGGAGCCATGACAGGTGCGTTTGGTATCTGGATGGGCGGAGAAAACAAGGGCGAAAGCAGGAAACATAGCGATGAAGTATAACACCTCACACTTCCTAGACAAACTGATTGCACACGAGGGCATGGTCCTCACTGTCTATCAGGACACGCTGGGCATCGACACGATTGGTATCGGACGCAATCTCAAGGATCGTGGTATCAGCAAGGAAGAACTCGACCACATGGACATCCCGTCGATGGCTGTCGTATACGAACACGGCATCACAGAGGCTGATGCCCGGTATCTTGCAATGAACGACATGAAGATTGTGGAAGACGAGTTGTGCCGCGTACACAAGTGCGTAGAAGACCTCGACGCAGTACGTCAGCTTATCTTGATGGATATGGCCTTTAACATGGGTGTACCCCGCCTCTGTAAATTCAAGCGCATGTGGAATGCGATTCACGAACGGAAGTTCGACGACGCAGGACGGGAGATGCTCGATTCGAGGTGGGCGAAACAAGTCGGTTCGCGGGCCACTAAGCTTTCGGACGCAATGGTCAAGGGGGAGTTTTGATGAGGTATCAAGTACCACGTTCAGCGCAAGATACAGAAGAAAAAAAGCGTCGAGAGGAGGGGCAGAATTATGATAACCGCCCTATTGCTCCATTCTCTATGCACAGAAAACCCACTGTGCAGGTTCGTCCCTTTGAAGGTAAGCAAGGAGAAACAGGACACGAATCTAACGCTCCTATATCTCCAAAAGCTTTTCACTCTCTTACTAAGAGTAAATATAAGAGTTCACGGAGTACGTAATGAAACACGTCTTTCTCCTGTTCGTTTTCTTGGGCACGGGGGAAGACAAGAAGATGGTCAGCAATGACATGTACTTCGCTGATCTCAATGATTGTGTTTGGTACGCACAAGCCCTACACAAACAGGGAGAAAAGATAACCTCCTACTGTCTACCAAAACTAATCGACAACAACACGAAAGTATACTGATGGACCCCATTTCCGCAATGGCAACTGCTTCGGCAGCCTTTTCTGCAATCAAGAAGGGTTTTGCCGTAGGTCGGGATATCGAACAGATGGCGGGTGACCTGTCACGCTGGATGGGTGCCATGTCTGACTTGGAGCAGGCGGAGAAGGAAGCCAAGAACCCGCCGATATTCAAGAAGCTGTTTGCTGGACAGACGGTGGAGCAGGAAGCCATAACCGCCTTCGCCAACAAAGAAAAGGCAAAGCAGCAGCGATACGAACTGCAGCAGTGGATAAGCCTTACTATGGGTAAGTCCAAGTGGGATTCACTGGTGGCAATGGAAGGCCAGATACGTAAGCAGCGTAAAGAAACACTTTACAAGCAGCGTGAACGTAG